GTGGAGCGCCTCCTGCTAGCGTCCATGTCTCAACAGTGCCAGTGCCCATAGGCGTAAACATAAAGTCTCTGCCATGTATGGTACAGCCATCTCTGGCCTGGGTTACCCTTGACAATACACCGCGAACGGTGTTTCCGATATTAACGGGGGCAAGTGCTATTGATGAGGGCGCTGCAAATCTTCGTGAAGATCGACGGGGCGTTGATCGGACCGGTGCTTGAGACCTATTCGATCCATTGCGTCTACTTGGTGTTGGTCTAGCCATTGGTAGTTCTGGTCTTGTACGTGTGGGTTTGCTATCCGAAACGGTAGGTGTAGGCTGATTTCTCGCTCTTGCGTATTTTGCAAGTTCGCTTTCCTGATATTCAGCTAGTCTCTGCGCTCGTGCAGAAGTTTCCTGTCGATCTAAATCGAGTTGCTGTTGTATAGTCAGGGGTTTTGACAAAGAAGATTTCTTTGTATCGTTCTTGCCTATCGCCGCTTGATGAGTAAGTGCTGCTGCTGTTGCTCCTAATGCTCCTGCTACTGCTAATGGTGCTAGAAAAGCCAGTTTGTATATTAGTTAGTCCTATCCGAAGGTCAGTGACTAAGTCTAATTTAAGGTATTGGTTAGTAAATGATGTGAGAGCGTTGCGCTAAATTCAAATGAATTTACGTCTATCACACCAGACCCTAAGTCAAGGCACAAGGAATTGTAGTAATCCTCGATGAGTATTTGAGTTTCCGGCGCTATTCCGAAAGCGCGGTAGTAAGATAATCGAGTTGTATCGGATATGTTCTTTCTCCGATATGTTAATCCATTCATTCTTTCAAAGTTACCAAATTCCACCTGACGGAACATAAAGTCAGGATTAATTTCTACATCTTTGGTATATTTCTTTGATGCTCTATGTAAAGCACTATGAAGAGCGAAGGATATTGGCACTCCTGAGTTAATAATTCTCCCACAAGTACTAATAGCCATATAGGCACTAGCAATCTGTGAGGTAGTCTCGGTACTTGAAAGAGTGATACAATCTTTAGAAAGAGCCTTTTCAGGATTTCTAACCATTATCCACTCTCCATTTACCTCTACTGGATTAGATTGACAAAACTCAATCTTTTCTAACTCATA